CAAGAAAGCTTATATTGAATCAAATGATCCATCTAAAGAGTTTTTGAGTGAAGTACCTGTTATTGTAGAAGATGAAGAAGGCACTGTTAATCTAACACTATTGAAGAATATCTTTAACGTGTACACTAAAGAGAATAATATTAATAAATCAATGAACTGGCGCACTATGAAAGAGCTATTACTCAAACAAGGTTTTGAAGAAAAACGTACAAGCAAAGCACGTGTACTAACTGGTTTAAAGATTGCACGTAACGGAGACAATGAGTCAATCAGACCATATTTAATGAACGCACTAGCAGGGACAGAGTATGTAAATATTTTCAATGACGTGGAGGAAAAATAATGAAAAAATATTTGATTTACACAACTAATTCAACAGAACCCTTTGTGGTAGAAACGGATAGAGAGCTGATTACTCTATTTAAACGTGCAATAGAGTTAGGAGAAGAAACAATCTATATTCAACACAACAAAGACTTAATTGGAATGGGAACATATAAATACGAGGTACTTCTAACCGTGAATAACATTGTTTCAATTACGACCTCAGAAAAAGTTTAATGATTTTGAAAGAAAGTTGACATTATCTGTTGACTTTCTTTTTTTATCATGGTATTATTAATTCATAGAGAGGGAGGAAACAAAATGACATTTATGATGATTGGTTTATTATTTATTGGAGCAGTAATTTATGGAGCTGGAGTACTTATTCACTGGTTAGAAGAAGGAGGATACTAGAATGCATACTGGATTTAAAGACAAAAATCATATTTATGCTATGGAAGTATTGAATGATGGTGAGTGGGTGCTGGGTATGTATGATATCCCTATAGATATAGCTAGTATAAAAAAATTATCTGAGTATTACAACAGAAGAGGATATGCAAACAATCAAATTAGAATAGTGAGGGTGGTTTAATATGGACAAATTGAATTATGAAAAATATTTATCTACAGAAACTGATGAGCGAGTACGTATTTCAACGTATAGTAATGCTAGTGACATTTATCTTGGATTAATAGATGATGAAGAAGATTGTGCCATTGTAACACTAACTCTTAAAGAGGCACAACGTGTGAAGCGCTATTTAGAAGACGCTATTACAACTCATATTATAAATTGGGAGGAAGATTGATGAAAGAATCACAATTTTCAAGAGAAGTAACAACTTACCTAGAAAGTAAAGGTGCTATCGTTAATAACCAAACAGGAGGTATGTTTTCTAAAGTTGGTGTATCTGATTTATTAGTATGCTATAAAGGTTACTTCATTGCGTTAGAATTGAAGGTAGGTAACTACCAGCCAGATCCATTGCAAATCAGTTACTTACAAAAAGTACGTGACGCTGGTGGGTTTGGATTGATTCTGCGTGACACACTTCAAGAACTGATGGTTTTATTATCTTGCATTGATAACGGAATTGAAAGACAGTACAGACAACCTGAGTTGCCAGAAATTAAGATTGGAGAAATTGAATATGATTAAAGAATATTTAATGACGTATGAAAAGACGAGCTATGATGGATATCATATTGAGAAAACTAGTCATCAAATACGAATACCAGCACTAACACTATTTGACGCTGTAGATTATGCGCATAATACGCTAGAATTGGAAGAGATTACGGAGGTATTTGAAGCATGAGTTGGATCATGAAAGCAAAAATATTGAATACAGAACAAGTGTCAGTATATGCAGCAAATGAAGAGTATATGAAGTTAGTAAAAATATGGTATAAATGGGAGGTAATATAATGAACGAAGTTTGGAAAGATATACAAGGATATGAAGGACTTTATCAGGTCAGTAGTTTAGGTAGAGTTAGGAATGTTACAACAACTAGGATTTTAAAACAGGCAAAACACCATGGTGGGTATATGCTAGTGCGTTTATCAAAAAATGGTAAAGCGCATACATGTACAGTCCATCGTTTAGCAGCTCAAGCATTCATACCAAACCCAGAAAACAAACCACAAGTTAATCATATTGACGAAGATAAAACAAACAACATGGCGCCTAACCTTGAATGGGTGACAGCTAAAGAAAATGTTAATCATGGTACACGTAATGAGAGAACTTCAAAGAAAATCAAAGCAATTGATATCGCAACTGGTGAATGGAATGAGTATTGTTCAACACATGAATGTGCTAGACAACTAGACCTAAATCAAGGTAGTATCGTTAGCTGTCTAAAAGGCAGACTGAAGCAAACAGGAGGCTACACTTTTGAATATGCAGAATAATATAGGTAAAGTAGAACTTCTTCCACATCAAGTGGAAGCTATTGAATTATCTGATAAAAAGAATTTTGACTTATCGTCAGCTGGAACTGGAAAAACGTACTCAGCACTTGGCGCTTATTTGAAAAGTGGATGTCGCAAACTATTAGTGGTTTGCCTAGCCCCAAAAGTAGCTGACTTTGCGGAAGATGGTCAATTAATGGGAATTACCATTACCCCTTTAAATAAAGGAACTACTAAAAATAAACAACTATTGTCAGAGTCAGACAGGGTAGCCATTAGTTTTGAGAGTAGTTGGCGTTTAACTGAGTTGGTAAAATGGGTAGATAAAAACACATACATCCTAATTGATGAAAGTCATAAGGTGTCAGTACCAAAATCAAAAGTAACAAAATTCATGATGAATTTATGTAAAAAAACCACACACGTCAGATTACTAACTGCAACCCCAGTAGCAAACGGAAAACTGGAAAACTACTACAGTCAACTATACATGTTAAATGTGTTCCGCAAGCCAAAAAAAGAATTTTATGACTTATTTGTAATTGAGCGCATGCAACAAATGGGTGCAGCTAGATTCATGCAGATTGTTGGCTACCGCAATGAACACTTATTGAAACAAATGATTGATGATGTAAGTGTTAGGTATGAACGTGATAAACCATATATGCCACAAGATTTTTATTATAAGACCAAAAAGCCTGCGTTTTATAATAAATTAAAGAAAGTCAGAATGTACAAAGACGACCTAGATAATATTATTGAGCTAGACAATAGTAGTAAATTATTTAACGCCCTACGTCAAGTATCACATGGTTTCCTTAAAGGTGTACACAAACAGGTATCTAAAGAACCGTTTGAGCGTTTACAAGCAGTACTAGAAGAATACAGTGGTGAACGAGTGGTCATATTTTATAATTACAACGCAGAGTTTTATATGATTTCAGAATTGTTGAATAAACTAAAAAGACCATATAGTAGTTATAACGGAACGAATAAAGATTTGACTAATTTCAAAGACTATGATAATGGAGTGGTTTTAGCCCAATATAAAAGCGCTAGTACAGGTATCAATAGCTTGAAAATAGCTAGCGTATGCGTATTCAATTCTATGCCATTAAGTTCTACAGACTATATTCAGGCAAAAGCTAGGGTTGATAGGTACGGACAGGAGCGTACACCTAACTTTATACACATTATTCCAGATACACAAATTGAGAAAAAGATCTTTGATACAATTACAAATGGTAAAGACTTCACAAATGAAATGATGGAGGAGAGTGTGAAATGAAAAAGAAATATAAAGGCTACTTTAAGAAACCAGCACGCACGCTACCTGATGTTAAATTTAAAAAGCAAGTGATTAAGTCATTCAACTTCACAGAAAAGCCACGTGTAGGACTGTGGGTAAACACGTATCTAAAATATATAAATAAATTGTAGAAACTAGTTGACACCCCTTAACTGGGGTGTTATACTTGGTACATAAAGTAAGAGGAGGAAGCAAAATGAAACAATTAAGACTGAAGAAGAACGGTAAAGCACCACTAGTGGCTGGAGCTTTCAATGGAGAATCAGAAGCGTTAATTCAATCGTGGGTGCAAGAAGGTGGTAACGTTGGCACACTCACTGGTTCAGCAAGTGGCATTGCAGTCATTGACATTGATAATCATAATGGAGTGGATGGTCTTGGCAACTTGAAAGAGTTCTTAGATACGTATGATATCACTCTACAAAAAACGCAAGTCATTAAAACTCCAAGTGGTGGACTACACTACTACTTTAAATTAGATGAAAAATACAATGAAACACAATTCATTCAAAATCATCCTCAACTAGAAGGCGTTGACTTTCAGACTCATGGGCGCTACGTTGTAGCACCACCTAGTCAAATTGATGGTAATTATTATGAAGTAGTACGTGACGTAGAAATCGCAGAATTGCCTGAAAAATGGCTAGAAATATTCACAGATAAAACGATTACAAAAAAGAATAAGAAGAGAGAAAGAAAGTGGACGGCAAACCTATTAGGTGATATAATTGCAGGTAGTGGGGAAGGAGGAAGAAATATCTGGCTAACTACTCAAATTGGTAAATTATTTGCTACAGGACTGAATCATGATGAAGTACGTGTGTGGAGTATGTACGTTAACCAGATTGGTTGCAATCCACCATTATCAGAGGATGAAGTACTACAAACATATGAGAGCGTGCGTAAGCGTGAAATAAGAAGAATGGGAGAAGAATAATGTATAAATTATATAATGGCGAAGCGCTAGAAATTATGGATAAATTAATTAGTGAAGGTATTAAAGTTGACTGTATCATAACAGACCCACCATATGGAATTTTAAATAAGAAAAACTTTGAGTGGGATAGTATTATACCTTTTGATAAAATGTGGGAAAGAATAAATAAGTTAAAAAGAAATGACAACACCCCGGTATTATTGTTTGGTAAACAACCTTTTTCTAGCTTTTTAAACATGAGTAATATTGATGAATTTAGATTTGAGATTATTTGGGAAAAACAAAAAGGTGTTGATTTTATGAGGGCTAAAAGAAAGCCACTGACAAACCATGAGAATATATCCGTATTTTATAAAAAACAGCCAAAATATAATCCCCAAATGGATAAAGGTGAACCTTATGTTAAAAAAGGAAAGTACTGCGACAATAATATTAGCGGAGCCGGAACATTAAAGGGTGTTGCTTATGAAAATAATAATGATGGAGTACGCTATCCAAAGACTGTAAGAAAATACAATTACCCAGAAGGAAAGTCAAGATTACACCCAACCCAGAAACCAGTTGATTTACTAGAATGGTTGGTAAATAGCTATAGTAACGAAGGGGATACAATACTTGACTTCACAATGGGTAGTGGATCAACAGGTGTTGCATGTAAAAACACAAATAGAAATTTCATTGGTATTGAATTAGATGAAGCTTACTATAATATTGCTAAAGAAAGAATGGAGGAATAATAATGGATAAGCAATTATTTAGCACAGAGTTTAAAAATGGGTATTATGTGACAGTATTCAGTCAATCCAGATTTGATTTAAAATATTATGTAGAGATTTTTCATATTAATGAACCCCAATACACTCATAAAGTTGAGTTTCATACAGCACGTGAGGTCTTTGGATATTTATCAGATATTCAAAACTACACACAAAAAGACTAGTCAATTGACTAGTCTTAACGAGAGGAGGGAGGAGGAATATCCCTATAATTAATTATATCATAAAATAAAACTTTTGTGTTGACATTGAAACCAGAATGTGTTAATATTAAAATAGTTAAAAGAGAGAGGATTTGATAAAGTGACAGAAGAATTACAAAACACCACACGTTACAAAACCAATTCAGGTAAACAGTTATTTGACGTATTAGAAGATGATTTACTAACATATGACGAGCTGCGCGGTTTCTATAAGGCTAACATATACAAATATACACATAGATATAAACAAAAAAATGGTATTGAAGATTTGAAAAAAGTGAAGGTCTATGTAGACCAACTAATTAAATTGGAGGAAAAACAAGATGAGATTTGAACCATTAAACGAACCATACGACATGTATGCCATAACAGATGAGGGTCATGTGTTTCATTTAGACAGAGAACGATATGAAAATGAACTAGTTGATCCAAAGAATGGAAAAATGTATGTAGTACTTGAAGGCTCACATAAGAAGTCACGTAAGTTCTACGTATCTCAATTAGTGGCAGATATGTTTGTTAGAAATGAACATAATTTAGGATATTTATATTTTAAAGATGGTAACGTACAAAACAGTCACTACACCAACATAGGTTATGCCATTAATCCAAAAGAAGGGTTACAACGTGTGGCACGTCCTTTCAGAAAGAAAGTAGAGCCAAAAAGACACGCTTTAATTGTAGCTATTGGAGAAGCGTGTGAGAAAAAACATTGGAAAGAAGCTAATAAATTAGGTAGAGAATTGTGGGAGTTGGAGGGCGCGTCATATGAAAACAGAAACCATGACTTTTGATATTCACTATACAGGAAGTAAAGGAAACTGCGCTTCTATCTATTATGATAATTTAGGATTCTTAATTGACATAGGAAAGCCATATAAATATATTGAACCATATTTATTTAACAAGCAATTTATTCTAATTACACATAAACACCAAGACCACCTTATATATACAACATATAAAAAAATTAGAGAGAACTTTCCGCACATTAAAGTATTAGGTAACCAGGAAGTACAAGATAACTTGAAAAAACGTAAATTACCACTGTTAGACCTTATCTTCAAAGATGACTTCCAATTTCAAATTGGTGAAGTTAAGTTCACAACGCTTCAGAACTATCATGGAGCTGGAGAAGAGTACACAGAAACACATGGTTTTATTATGGAGACACCTAACCAAAATACTCTGTTTGCCACCGACTTGAGTACAATGACAGACTATGAAAAGTATCTTATAGAAAATGACTTAAAGATTGATACACTATTACTTGAAGCCAATTATGACCCTAAAGTGATTGAATTTTATGAATCAACGAAAACGCATACTGGGTATGACGTGTTCAGCTCAGGCTCATACCGTCATTTAAGTACAACAGAACGAGAGTTATTTGTTGACAAATTTGGTAAAGATGATATGATTAATGTAGAGCTACACCAGTCAGAAACCTATCGCACGTTTGATGGATTAATTAAAAAATCAAAAGGAAAAATATTAAGAAAAGATGTTGACAACTGGTTGGTAAGATGATAAAATTAAAACATAAAGACAGAGGAGGAAGTAAAATGAAATACCAATATGGAGATCTAGTAAAATTCACGAACAACTATGGGATGCACGCAGCACAAGGTGACGAAGGTACAGTACAACATGCAGACAAGTTTGGAAACATTCTTGTCTTAGTTGAGTCAGGAGAGTTTGCAGCACGCTTTGAGGAGGTACGTGACGACGATATTGAACTGATTGACCGTTTAAGTGATGAAGACTTGGATTTGTTGAAGGAGGAGCTGTGATGAAAAAATACACTGTAAAAGAATTAGCACATTTATTTCAGGATAATGGACGAATAGAAGTTATTTTTGAAGACGAGCCAGATACATTCCTTTATTATGACAACGTATATACCATAGAAGAAATTATTGATAGTTTTGGAGAAAGAATGATAACGTGGATTTCACTTTATGCAGATGATGGTGACCAACATTTAATGATTGAATTGGAAGGTGATAGAGAATGAACTATAAAACACTTTTAAAATTAGACTACGCCTACACTGAGAACCAGTTGTTTGATGTAATTGAGAGGTATAAATGGTTATTTAAATTAAATTATACGATTGATGAAATTTTCGCAGTAGAATATAAACTCCTTCAGATGGAGGATGACAAACATGGTATTTGAACTATCAATACAATCTACAGGTAAGCATGAAATACAATTCATTGGCTACGAAAAAACACTTGACGATGTTAGGAGATTAGCTGAGCGTATGAAAGAGCAAGAAGTGAATGAGGAAAACATTATTGAAAACAAAAAACTTCTTGCTGAAATTCGTAAAGAAATTAAAAAATTAGACTCAGAACGTCTAGCTGTTAAGCGTGAAATTATGACACCTTATGACGAACTCAATGAGAAAATAAAAGTATTGAAAGAAGTACTTGGTGAAGGTGAGGGTCATATAAATGCTCAAATTAAAGAGATTACTGCTCGTGAACAGGAAAAACGCAAGTTACAAATCAAGGACTTATTTAAGAAATATCAGAAGTCATATAACGCTCCACAGTGGCTTACTTTTGATAAGTTCATTGCCAAAAATCCAACACTAATTACTAATAAGGCAACAAGCGCTAAAAAGATACGTGAATCAGTGGTTTCTTATTTTGAAACATTTAAACAGGACTATGACCTATTAAAAACACAATATCCAGACAAGGATGATCGTTCAGCCATCTTGATTGCCTACTCTAAAAACGGTCATAATATGGAAGACGCAATATTGGACTATACAAGCATGATTGCAGAGAAAGAGCGTCTTGAGATTGAGCAAAGACGAGTGAAAGAAACGAAAGTTCCAGATATTGTCATACTCACTGGAAACGAGCAAAAACAGGAGGCTCCTAAACCAGTTGAATATGTGACAATTAAGATTAAGAAAGAAGATTTGAATAAACTTAAAATTGATTATGAGTTACTGTAACAGGCTACACAAGTAAGGGAATATATGATATAATAGATTTTGTAAGAGATAAACTAAAACAAATTAATTGGAGGAAATTAAAATGTCAGAATTGAAAAAAGTAATTATTGTTAGCGCAGAGGAAGACGATATTAGTGTGAAATTACAGGTGGCCAGTGAGGATTACAGTGCTATCTATGAAGCAGCAGTGTTTAAGCAAACATACGACAAAGAATCTAAAACGTGGAACAACTTCACGGATGAGGATGTAAAAGGTAAAGAACGCCTTGAAAAAGCATTAGAAATTTTAGGTGGCTCGTTTGACAACTTGGAAGATAAAGAGTTAGAAATGTATGTAGACGAAGAGACGGGAAAAGCCTATTTTGAAGAAGGAAGTTCATTTAAGAAAATTGAGAAACCACTAGTTTCACTGAAACGCTTGAAGCAAGTACCAATTGTTGAAATTAAAGACAGTGCCAAAGGGCGTGCCGTTGTGGTAGAACATGAAGGAAAATATTACTCATTCAATTTTAATTCAGGAGTTTATATTGAGAAGTTAAATAAATTTATTCCAAACCAAGCGAAACTTGCAAAAGCAAAAGCACGTTTCAATGAGTTGTTTGAAGATGTAAACGTTACGTGGGATACAGCAGATATGGCAATTGGGATGGTTGTAGATTGTACCGTAAACAAGAACATGCTGGACCCTAAATCCCCATATGGATGGTTAGAAGCACAAGCGCTTGACCCAGATGACCAAAAAGACGTAGTGACAGAAGAGGAGTTACCATTTTAAAATAAATGTAAAAGAAGTTAGCCTAGATGGTTGACTTCTTTTTGTATACATGTTAAAATTAACTTGTAAGATAAAGAAGGAGGTTTTATTTATGAAAGAAGTTTGGAAAGATATTGAAGGATATGAAGGGTTGTACCAGGTTAGTAGTTTTGGAAGAGTTAAGAAAGTTACAACAGGTAGAATTTTGAAAGGTGGTAAACATGCAAAAGGATATCTACTAGTTGGGTTATACAAAAACAATATTAGATCTAGTAAGACAATTCATCGTTTAGTGGCAGAAGCATTCATCCCAAACCCAGAAAATAAGCCAGAGGTTAATCACATTGACGAGAATAAAACAAATAATTCATTAGATAATCTAGAATGGATGACGACTAAGGAAAATACTAATCATGGAACACGCAATAAAAGAATGAGTATCCCAATCATAGCAACTAATCTAAAAACTGGCGAAGTTGAAGACTTTTATGGTTCAAATGAATGCGCTAGACAACTAGGTTTACAGGCATCACACATCACAGATGTTTTAAAAGGTAGACGTAAACAAACGGGTGGATTCACATTCAAATACTTAAACAAAGGAGTAGACTAAAAATGAATATTGGAAACGTAGTTGAATTAAAAAGAGATAATTTAAACGGAATAGGCAATA